CGACTTGGCGTCGTCCGCCCTGACCCACGCAGAGGACGACACGACATATATTCCGTTCTCGGACGCGTTCGCCTGGTCCTTGACCAGAACTCGGTCGCCTTCCTCAAGTGATATGCCGTCCACGACCCGCAGCCCAGAGAGCGTTGTAGGGCCCGTGGTCGCCGCGGCGACCGAATCTTTCTTCCTTGCGCACACCAAGTCTTTGGCCTGCTGGTACTGGCCGGCTATGGTCTCGTCATCGACTCGCATGTCATATGTGGTCGCCTGCGAGCTGGTGAAGTCCCTTGAGACGAAGTAGACCGCGACCGACTCCACCATGTATGGAGTAACAGGGCAGTCTCTGCCGTCCTTGGTTTCGATGACGAGCCTTATCGTATCGTCAACGGATATGTCTTTGTCCACGCCTGCTGTCTTCAACATTAACCTCACAAGTACATGAATTCAATCTCTACTGCTGCGGGCCTTATTATCTCGAAGAACCTAGCACCGACCGAACTTCCCGAGTTGCCTGCGTCGTCGGTGGTGAATACTGTGTCGAACCCTTCGGCCTGCTTCACGGAGGCCAAGGCCTTGACGATGTCGCCCTCCCTCAGATCTCTCCCGTAGTCCCAGTTCGTCAGTGCGAAGAACTCGTTGATCCTGTTCTCGATGTCGGTTCTTATCTCCTGCTCGAACTTCTTGTTTATTCTCGACAGTTTGACCTCCACCTGGAGGTCCACTTCCAGAACGACGCCGTCCTTGATGCACAAGTAGTCGGTCACCATCTTCTTGAGTTCCAGCATCTCCGCGAGTTCCATCTTGAGGTTGTCGTTGGCCTCGACGAGGCCAGAAGAGCCGTCTCTTGCGAGGATATAAAGGTCTATCACATTCCCCGCACACCCGTGGTTGCGTAGAACGGCGACGCTCTTTCCTATTTGGCCGTTGTAGGGGGTCGTGAATTGATCGGCGAGCGTCTTGTAGTCGAGTCCTGTCACGGCTCTGTCCTGCGTCCTCAGGTACAGAGGGAGCTTTCGTCTTATATCCTCTATCGTGTCGCCGTCGTATCCGTTCTCCCCTCTCGTGTAGTTGCGGAAGGTCACGGGTATGCCGCCACTTATCCCGAAGATTCTAGCTTGGATCTGGGTCTCTATGTACCCGGTCACGATGTTGCCCAAGACGCCTCCGCCCTGCCGGCCCTCGATCTGTATCTGCGAGCCGCTGGCGGGGCTCAATCCAGCCTTGTTGTTGCCGAACATGATATAGGACCTGTACGAGGAATCGAACTCCACTCGGTATTCCTTCCTCGGCTGGGAGTCGCTGAAGTAGTCGACCCGCTCCCAAAGCACACCGTCAACCCGCACATTGATAGACTCGTAGATCACGGAATCCTTGGTCGTGGTGTAGCTCTGGAGAGTCTGGCCGGTTCCCGTGTAGTTGTCCAGGAAGGTCTTGCCCTCCACGCCCACGACCGATGAGTTCGCGAAAGAACCGGCTGGAATCACTATGTCCTGGCCGAACTGGGGCTTCCCCCGAGAGTCCGCGGCGAACAGTTCGATGGTTATGAGGCCATCCTCCGTGGCCGTCTCAACCGCGATCGGCGTGTTCAGGACGATGTCTGAATCCAAGACGGAGTTGAGGGTCGCCGTCCACATCGAGGCCGCCGGTATCGGGGGCGTCGGCTTGAAACCCACCAGCCGGCACAGGCGGAAGGCGTTGTCCGGCTCTGTGACCGTGTCGATGAAGAGCTCGTTCACCATCTGGTCGATCTTGAACGACAGCATGTCTCCCACGAACGCCCAGTTCTCCATTAGCATGATCGCTATAGATCCCTCCACAAGGTCGTTGAAGGTGTTCGGAAGTACGCTTCCTTGGTCTCCGAACCGCTCTTTTACGAACTCAACCAGACGCGTCTTGAGAGACCAGAAGTCTTGGTTGGTGTAGTTGAGGCTGAACACCTTGTCTATCTTTATTGAGTTCGAGTTGGCGAAGGGCTTCACCTTGAACGGGCAATTTTCCTGCATCGTCAACCTCCAAGGGGTATCTCTAACTTGAGTTCTTGGACATTGCGTATGTCGTTGAAGTCTGTGAAAAGTATCCTGATCAGCAGGATGTTTCCAAGACTCTCGCGACTGTCCAGCGGACTGATTGACTGTTCCATGTCGGCCTCCGAATTAGTGACGTCTATTGCCGTCACGGCTATCCTCGGCTCCCATGTTCTTATGGAACTGGCTATTGCCTCACGAACCCGCTCGACGATAACAGAGTCGTTTTGTTCGAAAAAGAACTGCTTGAGGGGGGTGCCGAAGTTCGGGAGCATCACGCGTTCCCCCGGTTCTGTCAAAAGAAGAGCCAGTAAGTCGGATTTGACCTGGTTCGCCCCCTTCTGGGAGCGGAGCAGCCCCAGGGGGTGCTTTGTTATGGGGTACGGGGCTCCGTTGAAGCTCATGCCTGATCTCCTGTGTATGACGCCGACCCGCCTCCCTTGTACGGCGCCGGACAGTTCTGGCCCGCGCAGTTCGGGTTGGGGGCGAGGTCGAACTGGGTTATGCACCTGGCCTCGAGGGAGGCGGACGCGAACACCCTGTCGCTGGCGACCAACTTCCCGACGCCGGTCTTCGGATCCGCGACGAGGCACACCACGCTCCCCACGGCCGGGCCGCAGTCCTCCGTATCGGAGTCGGGGGGAGGAGGAACGTCCTTGCCCGCCAGAAGAAGAATCATCTTGTCCGCTATGAAAGCCGCCATCTCCGACTTGTTGAAGTAGAAGTTGCAGGTCCAATGAACCGAGTGCTGCGATACCGCTGTGAACCAGTTGCGTGGGCCGAGGCATCCGCCCTTGCAGAAGTCGTCCTTGGGGGTCTCCTTGCCAGTTCCGACGATGGTCACATGGTCGCCCTCCGTCATGCACACGTAGTCGCCACCCGCTCTTACCCATATGTACCCGCAGTAGTCACTCTCCTGCATTCTTATGAAATGGGGGCCACAGCAGGCGTCTTTTTGAGGGGCGGTGATCTGTATGTACTGTTTCTGGGTGTCCTCTTGATCGTTGTCGTCCGCCATCATGACCTCTAATCCATAGCCAGTGCGTATCTTCACGAATGCATTATTGGCCTTGCTCTGTGGCGTCGAACCCTCTTTTCTGTTCTGGTTGCACTGATCGTTGTTCTCATCTATCATTTGTATGAGGTGGTTCGATGTGCTTTGGAGCTCTATACCCCTCCGCGATCCGGCTCGGCAAGTGTTCGGATTGGTGTCGTCGTTGAGTTCTATCCTGTTTCCGGTGGCAGTCAGGACGCGGATGAAGTTCTCCGCACTTCTCCCTTTCGGAACCCCGTCCGGCTCCGCGTCGCTCATCATGATCTGGTGTCCGTGCGCCGACTTCCATGTGGTCTTCCCCTTGAAAACCTCGTCGCACCCGTAGTCGAACGGCCTCGTTCCCCGCTCCCATTCGCTCTTTCCTCTCGGCTCAGCAACTGAATCGTCCATCCAGAAAGTGTGCCCGCTCAATGATGTCATTTGTATGCCAGATTGAGGGAGGGTCTTCTTGTCGACCTTGTTGTTCTGTGGGTTTCCGGGGCCAGAGTACGGCCTGCACTCGCTCCTGTGCTTGAAATAAGGGTTGGCACACTGGCCCTCTTCGCTGCTGTTGTTCTGGCTTGGGGCTTCCCCCGATCCGCTTCCTATCATTAGCACCTGTGGTGTCGCAGGGGCATTGTCGCCCTGAACATTTGCGGGGCATGTGTCCACCTTCTCTATGGGTTCGTCCCCCTCGTTGCACTTCGAGAGGTCGCCGCTTCCGCATCCGCAATCGGGGTTGGCCCATTGCCCCGCCGGGTGCACATGGTCGTCTTTGAATATCAGGTGGTTGCCCTGGGCCGACTTGATCTCGATCCTCTGCCAGCGGAAGTTGCACTTGTAGTTCCCGTCGACCATCTTGATCATGTGCTTCTGCGGCGTCTTCCATCCGTATATGTTCGGATAGGTTATTTTGTTTTTCGCCTCAGGATCGTTTTCGAAGTCGCTGACGGAGTCGATGTCGACCCCGTTGTAGTTCTCGGTGTTCCACGGGGGGAATACCTGATCTTCGTCCTTGCCCACAAGGTATCCACCCCTGTGTCCCCTGTGGATTTTTTCGTACTCGGGAATAGGAAAGCCCCAGCCCTCCGACCTGTCCCGATCCCATGTTGTGCCCATGTAGTATGGCCACTGCCTGTTTCCGGCCTCGAATATGAGGCACAATTTCGAACCCGCCGGGGGAACCCATGTGCAACCGCAGTCGTCGAATCCCCCCTGATTCGATATCGGCCACGCCCAGGGCAGGGATTGGACTTCTGAATTCGGGGAGTGCTGGAGGGGGCTGAAGTACCTGACCCTTCCCTGCTTGTGTATGTCCACGGTGTCGATGCATATGGCCGTGTGCATCCCGTAGATCGTCTCTTCCTGGGCCGGCGTATGCCAATTCGTGCTTATCTCGCTTTGGACTAGGTTCTTCACCCCATAGCCCATCTCCGAGAACCTCTCCTCCATCTGGGCGATCCTCTGTTCGACCATGCCAATGGTCTCGGGAAGGGACAGATTTGCGTTTCGTATTATGTTTTGTGCCATTTTTTATCCACATGTATTCTCAAGTACGGGACCGCCGCCGCCCTGACCGCCGAGAGGATCCCCTCCCGCAATCTGCACGATGCTCACCAAGTGGGCCTCTATCGTAGTCGTGTAGCTTCCTGTCGTTATGGAGTGGTTTATGCTCTTGCACATCCAAAGCCTATTTGAAAACAACTCATTGCACACTGGGTAGGCCAGCCAATCTCCGCACTCTCCGCTGCTTCTTATGTGGTATGGGTTTATTACTACAATAGCCAAGTTTCTATTAGCTCCGAAGTTGCAGAACCTATCATCTGGGTTTCCTAGTATCTTTAGCTGCGCAGAAACGCCCGGATTGTTTATGCTCACAACTACAGAGGCCCTGTGATGGGCCAGTTCCGACTTCAAGGCCTCATCATTTGCATTTTTCGGTCCATAGTTGTCGAACGCTTGTTGGGTTATGGTGGTCTGAAGTTGAGTGCCGGCTTCGGCGCCCTGACTTTTTTGGTTGCCGCATCGCTTGTCTTCGACAAACTGACTGCCCGACTTATTCGGCCCAGATGTTCCGCCGCCCGAGGCCATGCTTGCCCCGATTGCAGAAACTATGTCCATGGAGGGAGTGAACTCTATAACGGTGCTGCACTTTCCTCCGTTGACTATAAATGTACCCAAGGGGCCGTACTCTGCGTTGGTGGCATTTGCTCTGCACTGCCTTGATTCATTTGGTCCGGTCATAGGGTCTTTCATTATGATCAATTCGTCTGGCTTGTCTGGGGAGAAGTATATGATGACTCCCTTGTCGCACTTGCCATCTTTTATTCTGAACGGAGCCAACCATTTAGTTATGGTTGATATTCTGTTCATGTTGTCCGACTGAAAACTAGCCCGCACCTCGCCAGAAGGAGCCCAATTGAACTTTACATCCTTCAATTTTCCGTCGGGAGTGAGTTCCACATATCTAACTGTACAAGCGGGGTCTTGGGAACACAGGCTGTCTATCGCCTGCTCTATTTTCACCGGTTTCGGATCCGACCCCTTTATTTTGTCCTCTCTTGATTTATCATATGGTAGTGCCACCGCCTCTATGGTGTACTTTATTTTCCCCTCGCTGTAGCTCACGTCTAGTTTCTGTATCATCAGCTTGAATTTCTTGGATGGCATAACATGGCTTTTTTTGGGTCCGCCGCTGCAAGTCGTCAATATCCATCCGAACTGGAATTCGCACATCGTTCCCTTGCCAATGCCTCCTTTGAGGCACTTGCGAATTGCGTCGGCGACGGCGCCCACAGTCCCTCCCCTTTCGTCCACTATCTCGCACTTGAACGACGGCGTGTCGGTCCACCCTATTTCCATGGACTTTATGCAGGCCGTGTTGCGGTCTTTTTCGTACGACTCGTTCCCGACCGTAATTTTTTTTGTGCCGACGCCTATTGTTATCCAACACCAAGGGGCGAAACTCTCGGCCTGCTGCCCCCCGGGACCCGGAAGATCGGGGGTGCCACACAAATAGTTCGAAATGCATCCCGCAAGGCAATTTGTTTCAGCCATAGATGTTCTCCGGTAGGACTATCGTCTTGCCCGCCTTGAATTCCGTCACATCCTTCATGTTGTTGGCCTCCATGATCTTCCACCAAAAATCCGGGGCACCGTACTTGTCGAACGACAACAGGTCTGGTCTGTACTCCATTCCCGGCGTTATGACAGTTACTTGGTCTCTTGACGAAGAAGTGTACTTTTTTCTTTTGTAGGTCTCAAAGGTGGTAACTCTTTCGTTCGAGTAATAGATTACCCTACTATCTGCGTACCTGCTCAATTTGGTTACGAATTCGCTAGCCCTTGTGTTTGTGAATTCTATTGCATTTGCCATTTTTATCTTCCTGAAGTGAAAATTCGTTCTTGGCCTGGCAGATCGGCGCTTATGTAGACCACATCCCACTGCGTGTCTATGTCAAACTTCTGGGGCATGTACGAGGACTCGTCCCATGAGGTCTCAGTCGGGAACTTGACCGAGTAGCTCTTCAGTATGACGCAGAGCTCTGCCCCCTCCGTCAGCAGCCTGCCACACTTCATGCGACATACTGGCGGCGGGGTAAAAGGAGCTGAATTGTGTCCCTTCCGCGGATAGACAGCACTCTGTATGGCCCTCATGGCGGCCAAGTTGTATTCGACATCATCGGCGCTCGACACCACCATGTGAATCTGCATGGATATGGTACGGTTGTCGGACTGGGAGTAGGTCTTGAGGGGCGAGGACCTGCCGATCACCGTCTCGTCGTTATAACTCGCGGTCTTCGAGTCCGATATGTCCGGAAGGACCTTGAACCGAAGCATGAACTCGCCGTTGCTCGCGTACTCCGCCCCCGATCCGCTCAACCCGTTGTCGCACCCCTCGCAGGGTATGGCGACATAGCAGTTCTCTATGGGGACTAGAGCTCCTCCTATTATTGTTGCTGAAGGCATGTTACACTTCCCCGTTGTTCACAAAGCTTCGATTGGCGAGTCCGCCGACCCCCCCGTACTTCATCTTCCCAAACCGTGCTGCGTGGAGGGGTCTTCTCGGATCCTTGGTCTTACCCGGGCCGTTTTCCCCCGAACTGCCGATCACCGAACCCCTCGGCCTCATCAATGAAACTAGCTCGTTAATTCCCTCTCTTATCTGCTCGAGTTCTTCGACCTGTTTATAGGCGGTTTCCTCCATCCTGGAGAGCTCGTCGCTCTGGAGCTTCGACCCCCCGGACCCCGCCTTCTCGCGCAGTATCGAGCCCGTTATGTCCTGCAGGTGGACAGGCTCGACGCCCGCCGCGGGGGCCGACGATGGCACGCCGCCCGCAGTGGCGACGGCGTTCATTCCCTGCATCTTCTCAAGTCCATCAGCCACCTTGTGTATGGCGTCCGCGGTTGCGACGAACTGCGGTGTTCCAACCTCCGAAAGCCTCTTGAAGCCCTCTATGACGCCGTCGCTGCCGGAGAACCACTCGCTCCAGCCCCCGCCCTTGTTCGCCGCGAAGCTCTGGAAGGCTGCTCCGAGCATTTCGATCGCATTCGCGGCCATCATCAGGTTGGGACCCATCGCCGCCAGTCCCATGATTTGTGTGAAAACGCCGTCGCCTCCGAAGTACCCGATCCAGCTTGCCACGGCGCCTCCGAGTGCGAAAGCCGCCATGGCGGCCCCAAGGGCTCCTATTCCCACCGCGGCGACCCCAAGAGCCAAAGCCTTGGATATGGTTATTTCCTTCAGTATCATGCCTATGCTCTCGCCCACTGCCTTGAGCAAGGACCCGGCGCCCTCAAACGCACTCTTTATGGCCGTGCCAAACGCCTGAATCGCTGGGGCGGCGAGGCCGAGTGCGAAGGCGAGCGGTATCATTACCACATTCAACGCCCCCAACAACAAGACTCCGAGCCATGTGTACGGGTTCGCGGCCGCCTTTCCGAAGGCGGATAAGCCCTTGCCTAGAGCCTTCAGTCCTATTTGTGCCATGGGCCCGACCACCGACAACGCGGCGAACATGGGTATGGCGGGAATGAGTCCGAGCGATGCGATTCCCACCGCGACCATGGCCGCGGCGCCCATCATGACCTTGATGCTGCCAAGCGACGCGACTCCCTTGCCGAGTCCGGTTAGGGATGTCGAAAGACGCTCCCCGTCAATCTTCTCCATCATCTTGGCTCCGTAAGAACCGGGGATCATCGCGGCTAGGCCTATCGAAGACGGAATAAGGTTCAGAGCCCCCGCCAAAACCTGCGTCCCAGAGAATTTCTTGATTCCCTCCGCGATGTTCATCATCTTATCCTTGAAGCCTTCCATCTTGCCCGGCACCTTGGCGTCCGCAGCACCCGCCGACTCCAGCGCCTCTGCCGGGCCTTTTCCGAACAACTTCTCCTTGCCCTTGTCATACAGATCCATGGCCTTTCCCTTGACCTTGTCTATCAGTCCGGGCTTGGCCGGACCCATTTCGCCCTCCGGCATCTTCTGGCCGAACAGCTTCTCCTTGCCCTTTCCATACATGTCCATGGCCCTGATCTTGGCGACATCAAGCAGGCCTGGTTTGCCTGGACCCATTTCGCCCTCCGGCATCTTCTGGCCGAACAGCTTCTCCTTGCCCTTTCCATACATGTCCATGGCCCTGATCTTGGCGACATCAAGCAGGCCTGGTTTTTCTGGCCCCATTTCGCCGGCCGCCGTCTTGTGCCCGAACAGCTTCCCCTTGGCCGTGTCGTACAGATCCATGGCCTTGCCCTTGGCCTTGTCCAGCAGGCCCTCCTCTAAATTGCCATAAAGTTCCATGGCCTTGTCCTTGGCCTTGTCCAGCAGGCCCGGTTTTTCTGGCCCCATTTCTCCCTCTGCCGTCTTGTGCCCGAGCAACTTATCCTTCATCCATCCGAGTATCCCAGAACCGTCCCCGTCCTTCCCGAACACGCCCTCCTTGAACACCTGGAAGAGTCCGTTCTTGGTTTCTTCGCTCGAACCGAACAGGCCATCCTTGATGACACCCAGTATTCCCTTCTTTGTCTTGTCGCCCTCCTTGCTCCCGAATATGCTGTCCTTGATCCAGTCCACTCCGCTTGAGAGGTAGCTCGCCGGGCCGGTTTTGCCTCCCTCGGTCATGTTCATGTACTGGGATTTGAATCCGTTGGTCATCGATTTGAAGAAACCCTCGCCCCTTTTCCGAGCCCGTATAAACCCAGTTGTCATGGGCTTGAAGAACTTGTTGGTGTATCCCGTGGCCAACGACAGTCTCTTCTTGATGTTCCCGAGGAACGAGCCTTCGTCGACCTTTCCCAAGGCATTCTCGATGGCCTTAGGAACTTCGCTCATCACATCCCCGGCGCTCTCCACAGACTCCTTCGGACAGCAGCTCTTGAACATGTCCCCGAACCCTTGGAACTTGTCCTTCAGGGCTCCTATCATTCCCCCTTCGCCCCCTTCACTCCCTCCGATCTTGCCCCCGACGAATGACTTGATGGATCCGAAAGCCCCGCTGCCCATGGCACTCATCTTGTCAAGGATGTTCTTCGGAACGACCATCTCGCCTTCGTGTAGCATGGCGAGTCCCGACCTCTCTATCTTCTTGGTTCCCCGCTTGTAGCCCTCGAAATAACTAAAGGGGTTGAGGTACGACCCGGCCGCCTTGAGACCATCCAACGCATTCGATCCAGCCGACTTGGCTCCTTCCCAAGCGGCTCCGGCGGTTTTGCCAACGGCTCCCACGGCTTTGCTAACGGTTCCAAGACCCGGCACCCAGCTCTTTATCCAGTCCCACACTCCCTGAAGGGAGGATGTCAGACCTTCGTAGACTTGAGTGCCAAGGCCAGATACCCAAGAAGCCCAAGCGTCCAAGTCGAACAAACTCTTTATGTACTTCCAAGCCTCCATGGCCTTCTGCTTCACCGACTCCCATGCCCAATTCATGAACTCCCATATCTTCCTTAACGGCAACATTAGCGTGTCAAAGACGAACTTGCCGACGGCATTCATAGAATTCTTGAAGGCCCGCCACATGATACTGGGCAGGGTCACAACAAAGAAGTTCCCCACCGCCCACGCCCCGTCCATGAGCTTGCCCATCAGCCAACTCGGAAAGTCGTAAAATGCAGCCTTCATGCCGTTAAATAACATCTTTGGCATCTTCTTGAACATTCCGAACAGCATCTTGGGAATCCACAGGAACGCGGACGCGAAGGCCTCGCCTATGCCGCTAATGCCCTCCCATATTCTGGCTCCGTCCAATGTGAAAACGCCAGCGATGATGTCGGCGAATCCCTTGACCACATTCGCCACGGTCTTGATCACGGCCGCCAGCCCCTCCAGAATCAGCTTGAGCGGGAACAGGGCCACCTTGAGCACGAAGCCAATCGCCTTCGAAAGTCCCCATATCGCACCCTTGAGAACGTCCATGAATCCGAAGGCCTGGGATGCGGCCTCCCCCGTGCCCCCGAAGATGGACGCCAGCGGAGCGAAGACTGCATAAACGGAGGATAACACCGAGGACACCGCGTCATAAAGAGCCCCGAACACCGAGGACACCGCGTCATAGAGCGAGTCCAGAACCTCTGATACGACGCCGTACAGCTCCCCGAACACCGACCCGACCTCCGCGAATGCGGATCCTACCTCTGCAAAGGACTCGTACAACGCGGACATCGCGTCCTTGAGGGGGCTGAGAACCCACATCAGCGGCTCAAATATGGGTCCGAACCAGTCATTTGAAGCAAGCGAGGTCAAACCGTTCCACAGGTAGGTGGGCAGGTCTACAAAAACTGCTTTAAAGCCCGCCATGATGGCTGAACCGATTGACATTATTGCCGAACCTATCATCACATGCAGGTTGAGCAGAGCCTTGGCAAGATGGATCGGTATCATGGCAAGGAACTTCATTATGCGTATCGGAAGCATGGCAAAGAACTTTATGATCCCGAAAACAAGGTCGGGGATTATGGAGTGGCCCACGAGCGTGTCGTACAGATACTGGAAGGGCGCGATTATGCCCTTGATCAATGCCCCGATTATCTTCAGCACGAACCCGAGGGCCCAGGCGAGAACCTTAATCGGAGAGATCAGCCAGCTTATGACATACGATAGGGCGTATACGGCCTTCTGAAGAATCCACATAAACCCCGAAAGCATTCCCCCGCCCTCGCTCGCCCCGAACAGCGCCTTGCCGAGGTCGTTGAACACCGTGTAGAGGCCAGAGAATATCTCGGATATGGGCGTCCATATGGCCATGAATCCGTCGTAGATCGAGTTGAATGCGTCGGACAATACCTTGAATATCGGCCCGACCCACGCGTTGTCGACGAGGCCCGCAAGGGTCGACTTTATGGATTCCATGATCGCCCTGGGGATGTCCCAGATCATGCCGAGGGTCTTGAATATCAACTTCGGTAGGCCGATGAAGAGGGACTGGAAGACCGACATGATCAGCCTCGGGATGAGCGCTATGGTGCTCCCCACCAGATTGAAAATGGCCCCAGCCGCCCTTCCGAGGTCGAGAGTAAGTATGCCAGCTACGAAGTCGTAGATGTCCTTGCACACCTCGTACACGTAGTCCACCACCACCTGTAATGGCTTGAGGATGTCCTGAAGTATGTCGGTGCCAGCAGTGATGATTTTGACGATCTCCGCGACACCGCCGATGACCGCCCCGATGAATATGCTCGCCCCGAAGTCCATTCCTCCGAGGGACACGGTGATCGCCGCACCGGCCATTGCCCCCCACGCGGCCGCACCGGCCACGCCCAATGTCTTGTCTACGGCACCCGCATCATCTCCGTACTTGCCAGTAATGAAACTTCCCGTCTTCGCGCCTCCCGTGAGGGCCCCGAGCATGAAGCCCTCCGTCTTGGTCCGCCCTGCATCAGATGCCTCCATGACGCCCTTTATGCCACCGAGAAGAAGCACGGCGGGACCGAGGGCCTTCGTCAATGCCTGACCAATCGGACCTACCATAAAAGCAGATGCCTTCGCAAAAGACCCCGATATCGCCCCACTCTTTCCTGTTATTGTTTCCATGAAGGCATCTCCGCCTTTCTTGAAAGAATTTAATAAAGTGTCCGGACCATAAAAAGAACCACCTAGATTTTTTACTTTATCTCTTGCTTCTTTTATAGAAGCTCCTTGACCTCTAAGTTTTTTAAATAAATCTATAGAAGTTTGTCCGAATAAAGTTTCTTTGTTGGTTCCTAAAGCGCCACTTGTTCTGCTTTGCTTAAAGGCTTTAGTAAAATTAGAAAAAGCAAGGCCTATTCCATTTTCGGGGTCTGCTGCGTTTTTTAAACCGCCCACGATGTCCCAAGGGACCATGTTGTAGAGCGATGCTCCCATCGACCCGAAGGTGATAGCCAACAAGCCCATCGAACCGATCAGGTCTACTATCCCTCCGAGCAATGGAGACATGGTGCTCCTGATCGTCTCGTTGAGTTTCCCCATCGTCAGGTTGAGTTCCTCCTGCGGATCAACAGCAGCTGCGTCCTTGACCTGCGCCTCGGAGAAGGCCGCCCCCATCTCCTCCGAAAGGGCCTTGAACTTGGTGGTGTCTCCCTTGGCTAAAGCGGCCTTCATCTTCCCAGTGAAGTCCTTCGACCCCTCTCCCTTGTCCTTCATCTTCTTGTCGAGCTGCTCCGCCGCGGCCATACTCCTTAATTGCATCTGCTTTTCGGTGCCGAGAGCCTTTATCTGCTCTGCCATTTGATCCTGCGTTCCCGACAGTCCGAACTGCCCCTTCGTCGCGGACGACATGTAGGACGCCATGGAGGCCAGGTCGTTGGTTCCTGTGGCAAAATCTCTTCCAAATTTGTTGTCTTCTCCGAGAACCTTCCCGATTTCAGCGAGGGTTTTGTCTCCGAATTTGTCGGTTGCCTGCTGCACACTCTGTAGTAGATCCATGGAGGAGCTGAGAAGAACTTCGTTCATCTTCTTCTCGGCTTCCGCCTTCTTGTCTGCGGGAGCCGTCTTGCTTGACTTGATCTTCTGCAGATCGGCGAGCTCACCCCCAAGCCCAGACGCCTGTTTGCTCAAGGCTTTTAGGCCCGACTCCATGGCTCCAATGGTGGTTCCTTGGGCCTCCGCGATCACAGAAAGATTTCTTCTTTGTTCTTCCGTGATCATGTCGAAGTCGAATTCGTTCGGGTCTATATCTAGACTGTCCGCAATGAACCCCTTTATGCCTTCTGCCACCTTGCCCAATTTTTCAGCGTCTTGCGTTATGTTGCCAAACATTAGTTCCTGATACCCGCCATCCCCTAGGCCTCGGCTGGCCCCTATTCCCAACATGCTCTTGGTTCCCTCGTCAGCGCTCTTGAACCCGGAGTATCCGCTCATCGCAGACAACATCCTCTGCCCCTCTTCTTCGAATCCATCCTTCTTCATTTCGGCCATGACGCTTACAACATTCTTGGCGGCTGATGTGGTTAAGTTGCCTTGTTTTCTGAGGTTCTTCAATATCTGTTCCGAAGACTTCATGACGCCGACTAGTTCGTCGCCGGTGACCCCCGTTCTTCTGGCTACATGTTGCATGCTGTTGGCCATGCGATCCATCTGTCTGGCCCCAAGGCCTAGTTCGCGGTGCCAATCCGCGAAGAGCGTGGCGGTCGCCTGGGTTTCTGACCCGATCAGCGTGGAGAGCTTCAGACCCGACTCCAGCACCTTCATCCCCGCCTTTTGGTTCTTGAACCCCTTCCTGGCGTTCGCCATGTAGGCCTCTTGGAACGCCGTGACGCTCTTCCCAGTCCTTCCAGTTATATTTGTGCCTATGCTTGCGAACTCCGCCTGCGACTTCCTGAACTCGCCCGTGATCCCCTCCGTCTGGAAGGCGAGGTTCCTCATCTCCCTGCGGAATTCTGTTATGTCCTTGACGCCTCCCTCGAACATTACCGCGAACGGGTCTTGTCCTATGAACGAGGAGGTCAAACTAGTGATCCAGCGGGCCGATGTCTTCTTGAGTCCTTTTTCGAACTCATCAGAGAACGTCACCTCTACGTCATGGCCCATCTCGGCGAATTGTTTTTCTAATCTCTGCCTTGTTTCCTTGTCGGCTCCTTCTACTATCAAATGTACCTTCTGTGAGATGTCTTCCGGGTTTTTTCTTCCGCCGACCAAACGACCAAGCCAACCA